CCGTCCTTCGCATAAGCTTGGAGTACGCCCGTAAGGCCTCGAGCTACTTCTTTGGTTTCACCTAAGCCAATTTCCGAAGCTTTGGCGGCCATCGTTAAAACGTCGATAGCCTCAGCGCCTCGGATACCTGCAGAGGTAATAACGAAAAGCGCGTCTGCTAATTCCGCTTGGCTTTGTCCAGTAGCTTTTGAAACAGATAAAACGCCAGCTTTAAAGTCTTCTAGCGTTTGGCCCGTAATACCTACTAAGTTCTGGATTTTAGCGAAGGAGCTGCTTAGGTCCGTCGCCATCTTAATACCTGCGCCTCCAGCTAGAGCGAAGGGTAAAGAAAAGTTACGGCTTATAGAGCCGCCTATACTTTTCATATTAGAGCCAAAGCGGCGTAAGCTTACCTGCGCTAGCTTTAAGCTGCGCTGCAAAGGAGTAAGGTTAGCCCCTACCCTTACGTTAATACTTCTTACGCTTTTTGCCATTTGTCTAGCCTCGCTTTTATTTGCTCTTCTGTGAGCTTGCTAACTCCCTTATTAGGCTTCTTAACCTCCCAAGGGAATTTAGCTAGCTCTTGGGGTTTTATACTCTTATTCTTAGGGAGCTGGATATTTACCAGTATGGCGGTCTGCCAGCGGGTCCGCTCCCATTCTATACGCTGCGTTCTCTCTTCGTGCTCTAAGAACCCCTTTATAGCATTTTGCAGCTCTCTAAGGGTCATATTATAAAACTCGCTGAGACTTACCCGCAGCATTCCAAGAGCGAGCTCTTGGTAATAGTCATAGGAGATAGGCCCTAGCTCTTCCGAGCTAGAGCCATTTACTCCCCCTCTTCGTTTGGTGCGCTAAAGCTTTCTGCGAAAATGTTTAATACGTCTTGCAGAGAGTCGGGGCTTTCGTCTAGCCAGTCGGCCACGTCCTCTAAAGTGCTGCTAAATTTTTGCTTTTCTACGCGGGCTCCATTCTTGAGGCCGCAGTAGATAAGCTTAACAGCGTCGCTAAGGGTCATACTCTCCCCGAGCTTATCGAGTTCGTTTAATTTATAGCCGCTCATATCTGTGAAATTCATAAGAGCAGCAAAGCCAAACTTAACCGGGCGACTAGCGCCCCCCATCTCAACGTATTTTACCATAATCTAAGCTTTAAGCTACAGTAGAGAACGTAATAGCTCCCGTAATTTCAAAGCTAGCGGAAAAAGTCGCGCTATCTTCCATACCCGCGCTAACTTCCAAAGAAGTAAGGTAAGCGGTAGCGCTCCAGTAATCGTCTCCGCTAACTTCAGTAGAGAACTTAACCGTTACGCTAGTGCGGTTAGAAAAAACCGTCATAAGGTCGTTAACGCCGTAAGCTGCGTCGTCAGCGTACAAAGCGCTAACAGAAATAGAGCCGCTGCGCGTAGACTCCAAAAGCTCGCGGTTGCCAGAGCTTCCCTTAGTCGTCGCGTCGCGCGTATCCATTGAGAGAGAAATAGAGCCCTCGGTAGCGTGAGCGATTAGAGTGCTTCCAACGTATACGCCCAACAGCGTTCCGTTCATAATTCCAGTAGTAGCCATTATTCAGCCTTTTTTATTTGTGGTTTAACTGATTTAAAAACGGGCTCTTGCCCAAATTCTACAGCCTTACCCTCTTTAATAAGCTCGGCTGCATAGTCGTTAGTTACTTCCAAAGTTACGCCTTTTTCTAAGGTTTTTCCGCTTGGCTTAACCAGTCTTTTAATTAAAGTTACTTTCATCTTTTAACTCGGATTATAATTTCCATTACAGCTATATATACTTCGTTATCGCTGTCGAAATCGGTATTAAAGTCGGTAAATTGGATACTTTGAACCGTTATAGAGTTTACCGTACCGCTGTAGCGGTCTAAAGCTGTACGGCAAACTTCGGAGATACTAATTACCTCACTATATGAAGTACTAACGGCTATAATATCGTAGCGCTCTTCGTCTAGAGTACTAACGCCGCTCTTAGTGTCGTTAGGCGTTATTTCTTGTAGGTTATAGACTACAAAGGGAAAAGCCGTACCCTGCGCCGCTACGTCTGGAAATATGCGCGTACTTACTAAAGCTGTAACGCCTGCGTTACCGCTGAGAATACCGTATATAGCTGGTCCCGCTTTCATAGCCTTGAAATATGGGTATTTAGAATCTTTGTAATAACAGCTTCTAAAGCTGCTAGCGTAGCGGCTCTACCGCTTGAATAGCCAGAGTCTACGTAACCCACGTTAGGACGTTTAGGGCTTTTCTTGTATTCTTTACCTTCTGGACCGAATACCCCGTAATGCACCATACCAGCGTAATAGCCGTCTGCGTTAGCCTTAGCCTTGCGGCCCATTCTTGCACCTACGAAAACGCTAAGGGAAGTCTTACGCTTATTAAAGAAAATATCTATAGAGCGGCGAAGGTTTCCGGGTTTATATGTTACCTGCAGCTCCTTTTTAAAACCAGTATTACGCTGCTTTCCTTTACTTACGTAGCCTTTAGTTTCTTTCTTTTTACCGTCGGTAATTGAAGACTTAATGGCTTCCTTCATTGGTTTAGCTGCGTCTTTAATTTCCTTTTTAATACGGTTATAATTACGCTTATCTATCTGGCGTAGAGTCTCTAACTTCTTTACTACTTGCTCTATTCCTTCAATCTGGAAAGAGAAACCCGCGCCACTTTGTACGACTGCCATAGCTTATAAGGTATAACGGGTTCTTAAAAGTAAATAATCCTTACGGCCAGTAGGTAAAATAGCTTCTATATCGAAGGTAATAGAGTTCCATTCTATACGGTACGTCTCGTTAATACGAGTATTATAACGGACCGTAATTTCTGCCTTCTTTACGCTGGTAAGCTTGTTAGCTTCGTCGCCTTCCTTACCAGTCATAAAGTCAATTTTAGCCCAGACTTTAAAGGGCGTATTAGTAAGGGTTTGAACTGCGCTTAATACGCAGCTCGAACCCTCAAAGGTTCCCGAGTCATTCGCTACCCTAGTTTCGAAATTAGAGACTAAAGGAGCCTCCCCCCAGTATATAAAAGCCTCGCCGTAGCTATTCTTTTCGGGATACGGGGTAATAAAAGTTATTCGACGGTCTAAGGCTCCGGGGTCTAGCATCTTAGTAATAAGTAAAGACGCGGTAAGGGTTCATAAGGTACTCGGCAGCTGTAGGCAGTCTTTTAACGCTGTCTATACGCTTTTCGTACATTTCACCTATAAGAAGTAACATAGCCTGCTTAATCGCCGCCGGAACGTCGCTAGCGCTGCTATATCCTACTACGTAACGAACTACCACAGCGTTAACGGTATCCTTAGTAGCATACCAGCCAGCCGTACTAATAATACGCCCGGGCTCGCTAATTAGGTCCGTGTTATACTTGTCGTTAGTTATCGTTATCTCGTCTCCTAGGGTATCCACATATTTAACGCTAGTTATACTCTGGATAGGTCCCCGGGATAAATAAATAATATCGCTGTCCTTAATCGTGTACTCTGGGAAGATGTCGTAAAACTCTTCTATAGTAGTAGTCATTAAGATTTGACGCGTATACTTCTCTGCCATTTCTCGCGCCGCGGAAATAAGCACAGCTAAAAGCGTATCCTCGTCGTCCGAGTCTACCCGTAAGAAGCTCTTTACTTCGGATACCGTTAGCGGTTCCGCTACAGCTGGAGTAATAACAGAAATAGCCATATTTATTTAGCTCGCTTTTCTTTTGGTCCACGTACCGCGCGCTCTGCGCCTGCTTCTTTCTTCTCGGGCAAAGCCTCGCAGAAATTAGCGGCTAGAAACTCGGTAGCTCTCTGCGCGGGCAGTTCCACTACCTCACCCTCGAGGTAGTGGAAGTCTGCACCTGCGACAGAGGTTAAAAATTTAACCTTCATACGTGTTTAGGCTTGTACTAAGTGCTTAATAGCTGCACTTTGCAAAATGTCGCCGTCCATACGCTTATAGGCGATATATCCAAAACAGAGCTCATCTGCGAAGCGCTCCGACAAACGCAAGAACTGAAGACCGCCGTTAACGCGTACTGCGTACTGGTTGAAGTCTCCAAAGAGTACTGTTTTCTTTGCGGTAGCGATAGCTTCCATATCGTTATTTACGTATACGGGCTTACCGAAAAGCATATCATTCTCGCCGATTCCCATACCGGGGGTAAAGATGGGGAAGTCATTAGCAGAGCCAATACCCAATTTACGTACAGCAGCTAGAGTGCTTTGGTTCATCATAAAGCCAGCAGTAGCAGCGTTAGCGTAAGCAGCGTCTACAGAGTACATAAGGTCCAAAAGCTCCGCAGCAGTAATAGCGGTAGCAGAAGCAGCCGTCTTACCAGCAGCAGAAGCGGTAACGATACCGTTAGGCTTAGAAGAACCATCTCCAGTAGTCAAGGCAGCGTTAGTGCCGCGTGCGATACGAGAGCCCAAAGCGTCAGCCAAGAAAGCGTCCAAATCGAAAGCAGAATCAGCAGCGAGCTGGCGAGATACTTTAACGATTTTAGAAGAGTAGGTATAGCTGTCAAGCTCTACATTACCGAAGGTCATATCCGAAACAGTCTCTGCAGCGGCTTCGGCCAAGATAGCACCGATTACGGCGGTGTCGTCTACAGTAGGATACTGGAGCTTACCCGTGTTAGAGGTGTTAATTACCTTAGCTACTTGCTCTACTACGCCCGTAAATTTGCGAGCGATAGAAAGGTCGTTAGACCAGTCCTCGGGTACCAAATAACCGCCGAGGCTATCGGTTCCTTCAATTTGGTCAGCAGTACCGCGAAGCTCGGCAATAGCGCGCTGCTCGGAAGCAGACAAAGCACCGAAGCCGTGGCGCAAGTACTTAGAGAAAGCAGAACGGCTAGAAGCGGGGGCAGCCTCGATGGCGGCCTCTTGCTTACCTACCAGCTCCTTACGGAGCTCTTCGTTTTTCTCGATTCGCTCAGCTGCAGAGCGCAGCTCGTTTTGCTCGGCTTCGAATTTGTCGAAGCGCTCGCTTTCGTCGGCGTTCAAAGAGCGGCCCTCTACTTGGGCGGCTGCTACGATGCCATTCATTTGCTCAATAAGAGCGGCGCGCTTTTCGCGCAGTTGCTTAGAAGTCATCTTTAGTGAGATTTATTAAGCGGTTGATAAAAAAACGTATATTATTCTCTTCTACCTTTTCTTCTACCTGCGTCGCCTCAGCTTGAGGCTCTGCAGAACGAAGCCCGGAGGTAGCCGCCGGGTAAGCTGGATATACTACGGGAGAAACGTCTAGCAGGCTAGCTACTTTCTCAATAGTGCGGAAGGGCTGGCCGTCTTTCATACGCCAGCTATCCTTACCTACGATAAAGCCAAAGCTCGACTCTTTCAAGTCGCCGCGCTTCATAAGCTCTATAATATCGTTAGCGTAAGAGGTATTAGGAGCTTCGAACTCATACCAAAGCCCGCGCTCGTCTTGTCCGATTTGAAGCGTACCGCTAGAGGTGCGCGCTAAAAGGTAGTCTGGCGAATGATTGTAAAGGGCTCTTACGTCGTCGTTAAGAACGTCGCTAAAAGCTCCGGGGGCGATTACCTCCCGGAAGCCTCCGAGGTCTTCGCTAAGGCTATTAAATACGCTAGCGTATCCTCGAATAGTGCGCCCCGTTACTTCGGCGCGCGTATCAAAGGCGCGCTGCTCATAGCTGCGCTTATTGCTACGGCTTTCCTCTTGTACCTTTTCTACGGTATTAAAAGAGTGCACTACGCGAAGCGGCGGCTCGCGCTCTTCGTATTCTCCCGTTTCTGGGTTAAGGTCGTAAATGGAAATAAGAGCTACCGGGTTCTCTGGAGTTCCTAAAATAGTAAAGCCGCTATCTGCGGTAATTTCTCCGTTACTTTCGATAAGTAAGACGCGCCCGTATACGTAACGCTCGTTACTTATCCAGCGTACTAAGTCGCCTTCTGCAAGTTCTCCCGGAGCTGCTTTATATTCTTCTTCCATAGAAGAGACCATAGGGGCCGCTTCTGGAGCGGGTACTTCTTCTACGTGGTCGGGCTTAGCGAAAACTATTACGTAGCTGTCTTCGTTTTCGTATACCTCCTTAATATGTCGCTTATCCATTTTAAAATTTTCTTCTATAGCTGGCTCGAATAGGATAGGGGTAAAGTCGTGGTCCTCTAGCCATTGCTTAGCCTCTTGAATAGTAAAAAGCTCCTTATCGAAGCGTATAGCTTGTAGCTCGCTGATTCCGTCTTTAATTCCGTAAATAGCGTCTATGCCATCTCCGAAGGCATTATTAACCCGGGCGAAGCTGTCGTACTTCGCGGGGTCTTCCAAACGGGCGGCGTGCTCGTTAGGATAGGGGCGGGCTTCTACAGCGCTACGGTTCTCTAGCTTAGTTTTTAACTCGTCTAAGGTGCTTCGCATTTGCGATTCGCCCAGAGTTCCGATTACGCCCCATTTTATCTGCGCTACTATCCCCGCCACGTTACTAAGGTTGGGGGAAAGGTCCTGCTTAAACTGAGCTCCGTCTTCAAAATGACGGGCGGCCCAAGCTTCGCGCTCTTTAATCCATTCTATAACGGCTTCGGATTCGCTGCCCTCTTTGGCAGCTCCCCAAAGCTCGTAAGCCTCGTTACCTCGGATATTCCCGCCAGCGCGCCAAATATCGGGCCAGCTTTCGCGCAGGTCCTCAGCATAGGCGCGGCTAAACTCTGGGTAATTACTATTACTCAGCGTTACGGCCATATCCTCGCCAGCTGTCGGGTAGTTAGTCGGCATCTTCTCCGAGGTTAGAAGGAGACTCGGCTACTGGAGCCATATTAAGAGGGCTTAGGTATGTATCCCCGCCCTCGATAGGGTTAAGGTTCTCTAGGTCCCTAATATCGTTAACGCTAAGCCATCCCCATTGACGGGCGATACTATAGCTAGAGTAGCGGGTTTTAATATCGCCACGTAAAAGGCCGTCTACGGTAAAGCGTACATAGTAGGTCCCTAGCTCGTCCTCTCTAAAGAGCTTACGGTTAAACTCGGTTTCGAAGCGAGCTATATAGGGGTTCATCGTATCCCTAACGAAGCTTATAGCCTGCTCTTCTACGTTTGCCCGGGTGCTGCTATTGCTCATTTCTGCGAGCATAGCAGGGGGAACGCGGAAAGCTCGCGCTATATCTTCAACCGTAAAGCGGCGGGACTGTAGGAACTGGGCAGCGTCCGGGGGGATTCCTATACGCTCGTACTTCATACCTTCTTCGAGAACAGCGGTACCGTTACTCTTTCCTAGACCTGCGTTAGAACGGTTCCAGCTATCTTTAAGGCGTTTAATCTGGTCGTCTGTTAGGCGGCCCGGGTGAGTAAGTACGCCTCCCATATTGGCACCGTTAGCGAAGAACTCAGCGCCGAACTGCTGGGCAGCTATGCCCATTCCGATAGCGTCGCGCAGGGCATCTAAGGGGCTCTGCCCTTTAACGCCGTCAAAGCTGAGGCCTACAAAGTGTAGCATTTCTTCGTCGCTATAGGTTTTCTTATCGTCTACCGTATAGAATTTCTCGCCCTTGTTTACTTTAATCTTTACGCGGTTAGGGTGAACGCTTACCAGCTCGATAGGTCGAGCGGCAGCGTCGCGCACTATAATAGCGTAAGCGTTACCGTGAAGGCAAAGGTTCGCGGCTAGGGTTTCTCTAAAGGTGAAGCTAGAGCTTGTCTTATTTGGGTTATGAGCTATAAGCTTGCTTACTGGGTGTTCACTAGCGCGGCGGCGCGTCTCGCCGTCGCGGTAGTAAACGTCTACGGGAATAGAGGCTAACGTCTCGCTAATAATACGCACAGAGGCCCAAACTGCAGAAAGGGTAATAGCTGAAGTCTCGTCTACGGGAATACCCGTAGAGCTTCTAAAAATATCGAAGAGCCAGCTAGCAGGCTTACTTAAGCTGGTACGGGGGTTCTCTGGCGAAGCTCGTAGAATGCGAGCCAGTAGGCCGGGCTTATTTTCTGCCAATTTTCCTAAAGCTAGTTAAACTCTTACAAATATAAAAAAAATTCCCTAACTAAGTACTAAGTACTTGATTACTTAAGAATTTTTATATAGCTTTGCTAGCGCTAGCCTGCGCGCAAAGCTATATAAAAATATACTAAGTACTTAAGTAAGTTAAAGTAAAACTAGAACTAAAGTACGATAACGCGCTGAATCTTAAGCCCTTCCTTTTCGTAAGCTGTGTTTTTCCTAGTTAAGTGGTTAGCTAGGGTACCGTAATTCTTATTAAGTGCCTCGGAAGCTTTCTTTAAGCTGCTGAATACTTGGACCTCCCCAGAAGGGAGCGTAGCGACTATAACGCGCATAGCTTATAAATTAAATTCGAAATTGGGGTTATGTTTGATAATATACTTATCTGGGCTTAAATAAGCCTCTATAACGAGCGTATTAGTATCGGGGTTATACTCTGCAGCTCTTGGAGCTAGATAGTTCGTTATACCGCCTCTACGTGGCTCTATAAGGGCTATATCTACCTCAGTACTGGGGTCGAGAGCATTAACGAGCTCTAAAAGGTCTTTTACTGTCATAGCTTTGGGCTTTTGGTACCGGGCGCTAGCCGGGTGGTTAGAGTAATACTTAAAGAAGTCCTCCTTAATCATTTTAAAATAAAGAGATTAGATAAGAAAAAACGGCCATTATAGCGAAAGGGGCCAGAAATAAAACGGTAATAGCTGCGAAGCCAAAAGCGTAAGCTTTTACGTCTTCTAGGGTTTTGGGTGCTTTCATAATTTAAAAGAATTAAAAAGCCCGAGCCCCCCAGAAAGGGGGCCGGGCGTTTAGTTGATTAGTTAAGGCCTTCGGCTTCGAGTTCTTCGTAGAGCTTGGTACCGTACTTAGCTCCGAACTGAAAGCTTACGTACTTGGCCTTAAAGAAGAAGCCTACCATTTTCTCGATGTCCTTACCTTCCTCTTTAAGGTCGTAGCAGTCGGTCATAGCGTCGAAGCTACCGTAGCAGAAAGAAGCCTTAAGGTCCTCGCTAATGATTTGCTTATAATCGGTATAAAGGTCGCGGGGGTCTACGTAGATAGATAAGCTGTTACCCATACTAAAGCTGTCGTAGTGAACTTGGCACTTAACGCCATACTTAGCAGCTACATACTGGCGAGCCATTGCAGAAATACCGCGGCCCGTAGCTTGGCCAGTTGCGCCTTCGCCGAAGCCGTATACTTCGATATTCTTGAACTGTACGCCGTAGAGAGAGAAGTCAATTTTAGTTTTCATTTTCTTGAGGTTTTGGTTTTGTTCCTTTTTGTTAAGACAAATATATAACAAATGTTTGTTATAATCCAAACCCCTAAGAAAAAAATTACTCTTTTTTATTCAGCTTTATAATAATATGCACCAAATAGCCTATAATATCTTCTACCGTGTCTCTGGTATCCTCGTTAATCCCTACGCTCTTTATTCGGCTAAGCTTATCGTCTACTCTAGCTAGCATACCCTCTAAAGGGTCCTTACTGAAAACCCTAACGGGATTCTGTAAGCTATCCCCGTAGCTTATATTTTTCTGGATAAAGAAAGCTTTAAGCCTATCCATTTCCTGCGCTATGCGCTCTTCTGTGCTCATAAAAATATAATTTCTCGGTTATCGTAGATAGAAGTAGCGTTATCGTCGGAGCCCTTATGTATAAGCCAAACGCCTACCGCCATAGCCATAGCTACGGCACCGTCTACCTTATCGCTACTCTTAGCTTTATTTATCTTCACGTTATCGGCTGGGTCCCGCGTAAGCTGTACGTTACTCATATTCCAGCGAAGTACTCCGTTACCGTTATGCTCTAGCTCCTTACTCTTTATAAGTACTTCCAGCTGCTTAATAGCTGGGCTCTGGCTGGCGTAACCTTGGCCGTAAGGCTCACAAGGTAAGCCAGCTTCTACGAGGTCCGAAATAAGAGCGCTAGAGTTCCATCTATCGAAAGCTATCTTTTTTATGTTAAAACGCTCAGCAGCTTGCAAAATAAAATCTCTTATATAATTATAGTCCGTAGTATTTCCCCCGGTTAAATAGAGCTCTCCTTTCTTGGTGAAGTTATCGTAATTCGCCCCGGTACGGTTCCTGCGTTTCTCTACTTGGTACTCACAGCAGAAGAAGTAAGGCAGTACCCTAAACTTATCGCCAGAAGTAAACAGAAGTACGAAGGAGGTTAAGTCTTCTACGCTCGCCAAGTCTAAGCCCGCGTAGCATTCCATATCCTCTAGCTCTGCCTCTGTAAAGTCTCCTAAGCATTGCATCCAGTCTTCGTCGCTTATCCATTTCTCTTCGGAGCTAGTCCATTGATTTAGGTGGAGTCTCCTAAAGGTATTCTCGTAGCTTACCAAAGCTTTAGCCTTTTCAGCTTGCGCGCTTAAATACTCGGGCTTAATTGTAATTCCGTAACCCGGGTTAGCCTTCTTCCAAGTGTCCGGGCTGTAAATATCGTCCTCCTGCTCAGCTTCGAAAATAGAGCTATAGAAAGTATGGTCATTTATTACGCCCTCCTTTACCTTCTTAGCATAGTCGTAAACCTCGTAGCAAATGCTCTGCTTATCAAATCCGGCGGTACTAATACTTAAGAACAACGGAGAACGCCGCGCGCCCATCGACGTTTTTAGAACGTCGTAAAGGTCGCGGTTGGGCTGGCTGTGGAGCTCGTCCATAAGAACGCAGTTAGCGTTATAGCCGTGCGCCGTATCCGCGTCCGCGCTTCGAGCTTGTATAAAGCTGCCGTCTGGAGCTACTATACTGTTACGGTATACCTTGAGCTTCTTACTAAGTAAGGGGCTTTGTAATACCATTTGCTTCTGTATTTCGTGAATCATACCCGCCTGGGCTCTATCGGCAGCAGCTACGATAATCTCGCCCCCTGGCTCACCGTCAGCGAGCAGCATATAAAGACCTAAGCTAGCTAAGAAATTAGTCTTACCATTTTTACGAGGCCAGAAAAGGAAAGCTTCACGTATAACCCTATTCCCGTTCTCGTCAAGGTTCCCGAAAATATCGCGTATAATATCCCGCTGGAACTCTTCCAAAATAAAAGGCTGCTTAGCTAGCTCGCCCTTCGTATGGGTCGTAAGCTTTTCTATAAAGTTTATAACGCGCTGCGCTTTCTCTTCGCTGTACATAATTATAAAAGGTCTTCTATATCCTCTACCTCTTCGGGGTTCGCGCTTACCTTCCCTCTAGAAGAGGGAGTAAGCCCGAACTCCTGCAGCATCATTCTAAGACGGCGCGAAGCGTCGGCCTGCACCTGCCAAGCTGGATGCACCTTAAGTACCTTAGCTCCCTGCGTATTTACTGTCTCGAAATACTGCCCCTCCTTCTTTAACGTAAGCTGCGCCTCGTGCCATTCCTCGTAAGTCTTAGCCGTAAGCTCTATAGCTGTTTCGTCGCTGCGGCTTAGCATATTCATTTGGTGAAGTACGCCTATTAAATACTCCCAGTACCTTTTACCTACGCGCCCTAGCGTAGCCGGGACCTTTGGCTTACCAGCTATTGGCTTCGGTTTATTCGGGTTCGTGCGGTCCTTGCGGAGCGTTCCGCGGGCCTTTCTTATTTCTTCTGGTACTGGTCTTGGACTTGCCATATTAGCTTATTTAGAACGGTTCTAAAAAGGGAACCGAGGTTGACAGCGTATGCGTTTCACA